ACTAGGAGAGATAAATGAGTCATTCACCACAACAATTCGTACTAACACTACTGCACAGCATTACTAACGCTCACATACTGCACTTCCAGACCAAAAGCTATAGCGAACACGTTGCGCTAGGTATGTACTATGAGGAAGTAGAAGATCTAGTAGATTCATTCGTAGAGGCGTATCAAGGTTGCTACGGAATAATTAGCGATTATGAGAAGTATTATCTACTGCCTACACCACCTCTAAAGTATCTGACAAGTCTAAGTAAGTATGTTGAATATGAAAGAAAGAAGCTACCGCAAGACTCAGAGCTACAGAACATAATAGATGAGATAGCACAGTTAATCGACAGCACCATCTACAAGCTGAAATTTCTAGCATGATACGCATGGTGCGAACACACGCAGGATACGCAATGCACGAGATTGTATGTGATTCCAATGGAGTGCCAGTCAGCAGCTTTCCAGCAGTAATTCAAGGTATGACAAGGCTGGACACCATTCAATACCTGGGCGATGTGATAGAAGCAGCTAAACTCCCAGCTATTAGACTCAATGAAAAGACGCATTAAGAATGATACCTACAGTAATAGGTAAAGCCACTTTATACAATGCAGATTGTATGGAATACATGGCAACCTTGCCGGACAAGGCGTTTGATTTAGCGATTGTTGATCCTCCCTATGGTATTGGTGAGAATGGCGACAGGAGCGCCACCCGAGGCAAGTTGGCTGTAGCAAAAGATTATAAAGCATTCGCTGGGGGCGATGTTGATGCCCCGCCAGTTGAGTATTTTAACGAGCTGCAGCGCGTGAGCCGCAACCAGATTGTTTGGGGCGCGAACCACTTTATTGACCGCATAGCAAAACCAAGCCCTTGCTGGATTGTTTGGGACAAAGAAAATACTGGTGATTTTGCAGATTGTGAGCTGGCCTACACGTCGTTTAACACAGCAGTCCGTAAATTTAAGTTTACATGGAACGGCATGATTCAAGGTGATATGAAAAATAAAGAGGCGCGCATCCACCCCACCCAAAAGCCCGTAAAGCTCTACGAATGGCTTTTAACAAACTACGCCAAGCCCGACCACCGCATCCTGGACACTCACCTCGGCTCAATGTCTAGCGTCATTGCCTGCAACAATCTGGGCTTCGAGATGGTCGGAATGGAACTGGACGAGGACTACTTCAAGGCTGGCTGCGAAAGAGCCAAAAACGCACTGAGACAAGTTAGGATGTTTGATTAATCAATGAAATACGCACTGCACATTAATCATCCTGTAAAATCAGGAGATTGCGATCTTTGTGGTCGCTATAGTAGCAAGTTGATTCACGGTGTATGCTTGCCGTGTCGATTAAAATTTAAGCAAAAATAAGCGAGATATATGATGGTCATTAAAAAAGCAAGTAAAACTGGTAGACCACCCGGCCCGGGTAGACCAAAAGGGCTGGCAAATAAGTCTACATTAGCCGCTAGAGAGGCTATTGCCCGGTTCGTTGATGGTAATGCTCATCGAGTGCAGATTTGGTTGGACGCTATCGCTGAGACCGAAGGCCCATTAAAGGCTTTCCAGTGTTACACCGACATGATCGAGTACCATGTACCAAAATTGAGCCGCACAGAACTCACTGGCAAGGATGAAGGGCCAGTTCAGATGGTGATTAAGTGGAAACCAACGAAATAGAGCTTGATTATCAACCGCGCCGGGCGTTCATGCCGTTCCATGAGAGGACGGAACGATGGGCCTGCCTAGTGGCCCACAGGCGAGCAGGTAAGACAGTCGCAGCGGTCAACGATCTAATTCGTGCTGCCGCTGTCTGTGCGTCTGCTATGCCCTTATTTGCCTACATAGCGCCCTACCGATCACAGGCTAAGTCAGTGGCATGGGAATACCTCAAGCATTACGCTAGACCAATACTCGCATCAGTCAATGAGTCCGACCTTTATGTAGACCTAGTCAATGGCGCTAGGATAAGGCTATTTGGGGCTGATAACGCTGATGCCATGAGAGGTTTGGGATTTAATGGGCTTTTTCTGGACGAATATGCAGATTTCAAAAGTAGCGTCTGGGGCAATATTCTGCGTCCAGCACTCAGTGACAAGCAAGGCTGGTGCGTCTTTAGCGGTACTCCGAAGGGTAAGAATCAGTTTTGGGATATCTATAGCACAGCTCAGAGAATACCTAGCGAGTGGTTTTGCCTTAACCTGCCAGCATCAGTAAGCAAGCTATTGCCAGAGGGTGAGCTGTCGGCTGCTAAGGCACAACTGTCACCTGACCAGTATCTGCAGGAGTACGAGTGCAGCTTCGAGGCCGCAATACTAGGCGCGTTCTACGGTACAGAGATGCGTGAGGCTACAGAGCAAGGGCGCGTTACGCGGGTGCATTACGACAATAACGTGCCTGTCCACACTGCATTCGATCTTGGTTATAGGGATGATACGGCGGTCTGGTTTTATCAAGTAATTCGCGATGAAGTACATATAATTGATTATTACGCCGTTTCTGGTGCTAATATTGATGAAATTGCTGCAAATATCCTGTCAAGGCCGTATAATTTCGGTAAGCACTATTTACCTCATGATGCTAGAGCTAAGACATTGGCGGCTGCTGGTAAGTCAGTAATCGAGCAGTTGGCGGTACATTTTGGCATCAATAGCCTAGCTATCGTGCCAGACCTGTCAGTACAAGACGGTATACAGGCTGTGCGTAAAGTCTTGCCGCAGTGCTGGTTTGATGCAGACAAGTGCAGTGAAGGTATTGAGGCTTTACGCCAGTACCAACGAGAGTATGATGAGGACAAGAAGGCTTTCCGGCAGACGCCACGACATGACTGGTGTAGTCATCCGGCAGACGCTTTCCGAATGTTATCAATAGCATGGCGGTCAGAGCCGCGAGTCAGACAGCCTGATGCAGCTAAACCGCTGATGGTAGGAGAGCAAAACACAGCAACACTTAACGATGTGTGGGCGCAAGCAAATCAACCTAAGAGAGGCAGAATATGAGCATACAATCACCATTTAGATACCAATCCGAACACGTTGCAGTCAGTCAAACAGCACAAGTCTTAGGCGGCACAGGCGCAATCGGTGACTACATCCACAGACTAATATGTACAGTCAGCACCGCTGCTACAGGCAATGTAGTTCTGGTAGATGGAACAGGCGTAGGCATATTGAGCCATACCATTCTTCCTGCATCATGCGGCACAGGTATCAATGTCTACAATATCGAGATCAACGCTGCATCTACTACTGGTGCATGGAAAGTAACGACAGGAGCAGGTGTTGAGGTTATGGCTGTAGGCATATTCTCAGCATAATGCCAAGCCCTAAACAACTAGCTGCTGGACTACAGACCTATACGCCAAAGCGTACTTTGTTGAGTGAGACGGTCAATGGCGTTGAGATTACGCCACAGCAGTCTGCTGCTCTATCTGCAACTAACCCTGCATACCAAGCAATGGACGCATACGGTGAACAGGCTAAAGCTAGAATGATGGCAAGGCAAAATGCCCTCCGCTAAACAGGATATAAAATGACTGAAACTCCAATTGAGAAGTATCTGAACGTAATCGGCGCATACGACAACGAGTACAAGAAGTGGGAGGCTCGTTCTGCAAAGATCGTTAAACGCTACAGAGATGACAACCGCAGCCAGAACAGTAACGAGACGGCAAAGTTTAATATTCTCTGGTCAAACGTACAGACTCTAGTCCCAGCAGTCTATTCTAAGTTGCCTATGGCTGACGTATCACGCCGCTTTGGAGACAATGACCAAGTAGGTCGCGTTGCCTCACAGATCATTCAGAGAGCTATTGACTACGAGATTGAGCATTACCCAGACTTTCGGGCAAGCATGAAGAATGCGGTGCAGGATCGCTTTCTTGGTGGTCGCGGTGTCGCATGGGTACGCTACGAGCCGCATCTAATTGAGCGTGATATGCCAGAAGATGGGCTACAGGTCACTGAGGACGCTGATGAAAAGGATGTAACGAAAGGTGACACCCCAGAAACCTATGAAGAGATTGAATATGAATGCGCTCCTACAGACTACGTTCACTGGAAGGACTTTGGTCACTCAGTAGCTCGTACATGGGAAGAGGTCACGGTAGTATGGCGCTGGGCTTACATGACGCGCGAGGCGCTTATAGAGCGTTTTGGCGAGGAGTCTGCAAAGAAGATACCTTTGGACAGCGGCCCACAGACACTAACTTCCTACGGTCAGTCTAGCAAAGAGCATACACGCGCTAAGATATGTGAACTGTGGGATAAGGAAAGCGGCAAGGTCTACTGGTTTAGCAAGAACAGCAACTACATCATAGACGAGCGTGATGACCCTATCGAGGTAGAAGGCTTTTTCCCTTGTGGCAAGCCTCTGTACGCTACTTTAACCTCTGATTCTCTAGTGCCTGTACCTGATTTTGTGCTGTATCAGGATCAAGCTACAGAGCTGGACATTTTGAGCGACAGAATTGACGGTCTGGTCAAGGCTCTGAGGGTACGAGGAGTATATGACGCAAGCCAGCCAACGCTACAACGTCTACTGACAGAGGGAGACAATAATACTCTGATACCTGTCGATAAGTGGATGGCATTCAGTGAAAAGGGTGGGCTGAAGGGTAGTATCGACATCCTACCGCTAGATGTCATAGCTGCTACGCTCATCAACTGCTACCGGGCAAGAGAGGACATAAAGAGCCAGATTTACGAGATTACTGGCATATCTGACATTATTCGTGGTCAGACCAGTGCAAGCGAGACTGCAACTGCACAACAGATCAAGGGCCAGTATGCAGGGCTAAGATTAAGAGCAATGCAGGAAGAGGTAGCATTGTTTGCGTCTAGCCTGATTAAGCTCAAGGCGCAGATCATGTGTACCAAGTTCCAGCCACAGACTCTATTGCAGTACGCTTCTGCACAGCAGATGTCTGAGGCAGATCAGCAATTGATACCACAAGCTATAGAGCTTCTTAAAGACTCGCCACTAGCTAACTTTAGAATTGACGTAGAGGCTGACAGTCTGGTGCAGTTGGATGAAGATCAGAACAAGCGTAACCGTGTAGAGTTCTTAACAGCGTTTGGCGGCTTCTTAGGTCAAGCCTTACCTGTAGGCCGTGAGTCACCTGAGATGATACCAATGCTGGTAGAGGTGATGAAGTTCGGTATAGGAGCGTTTAAGCAAGCAGAACCTATTGAGGGTACGTTAGATATGGCCCTAGAGCAGATGAAGGCAGCATCACAGCAGCCTAAACAGCCGCAGCCTGACCCTGAGCAAATCAAGATGCAAGCACAGCAACAGTCTGACCAGATGAGAGTGCAATCAGATGCACAGGCTGCACAGATGAAGGCTCAGATGGACGTACAGGCTCAACAAGCACGAGTACAGGCAGATATGCAGATCGAGCAGATGAAGATTCAAGCCGATGCTAACTTAGAGCAGATGCGCCAACAGATGAAGATGCAGGAGCTACAGTCTGTAGATCAGTTCAATCGCTGGAAGGCAGAGCTGGAGTCATCTACTCGCATCATGGTTGCGGAGATAGGCGCAAAGGCACAGGTAGACAAGGTGCGTGAGGCAGAAGAGGCCGCTAACAATGAAGCTGCTATTGTGCTTGGTCAAGGCGATAATGTAAGCAATGCAATACAAAGAATGGCTGATGTGCAAGACAACATGGCAAACATACATGGTCAGACTATGGATAGAATAGGTACAGCTATGCAGATGATGTCAGCACCAAA